CACGATCAGCGGCTTGCCAATGCGGTTGTCGCTGCCCGCAAGCTCCGCAATCCGCTCGGGCGACACAGTGTGACCGAGACGGGGGAATGTGTCCCCCGCCTCGTAAACGCGGTTGCCGTCCTGAAGGTCAGCGAACCGCGTCAGGACAATATAGCTCACGCGCCCTTGGGCGTCTCAATGACACTGGCGACATACAGGCCATTGGGATTGTACAGCACGGGCATGAACAGGGCGGAAGCCTTCGTCCACAGCACCGCCGGATCGGTCTCGCCCCACTGGCTGATATACACGAACGGGGATTCGCCGGAAGCGCTCACGCCGCCGTCAAAAGCCCTCGCAGCGTCAACCTCGGGCGGATCGCCCCACAGGCCCGCGCCGATGCGGCCCGCGTTGTTCGTGCCGAAGAACGACACCTTGTTCGCCGGGAAATAGCGGTGCGCCGTCAGCGCCGGGATGCCGGTCGCTGCGTTCACCGCGCCGGGCACGTTGTAGGTCAGGTCGTTGGTGATGATCTGGCCGATGCCGAACTCCTCATCCATATACGCGCGCAGGTCGCTGTTGCGCACCAGCACGCCGGTCATGTTCGCGCCGTTGATCGCCCTCTGCACGGCGGTGTTCTGGCGCAGCTTGGTCAGCACAGCGCGCGGCAGAACCATGCCGGTCAGCGTGATGCCCTTGGCGGTCGTCTCGTCGACAAGCTCCTGCAGCTGCGTCGGGATGTCCTTCGTAGCGCCGGCACCGAAGTCGAGCGTCTTCTGCAGGTTCGCGGCAGGCACGCCATAGTCAACGGTCAAGTCAAGGTCGTTTTCCTTGATGGTCACCTTGCCGGTCGCGAGCAGCTCGTTCTTGGCAACCTTGGTGCGGGTGATCACCTGATCCGCCAGCCGCAGGCCGTCGTTCATCACGTAGTCGTAAATCGCCTGGTCACCCTGTACGCCGGAGCGGGTCAGCTCACGCAGGCGCTCGCTGGTGTTCATCTTGACCTTGATCAGGCCCTTTTCGATGTTGTGGGTATCGATGGGCACGCGGAAGGTCTTCTGCGCCTCCACGTCGAAGCCGTGGAACTGCGCCATCACGGGGATCTGGTATTCGCTGGCGATGCTCTGCCAGTAGGCCACGAGGTTGTCTGTCTTTTCGTCGCCGAACAGGCCGTCGATGGGGTCATTCTGCCGGGTCACGTCAAAGCCGACGGACAGCCAGTCCTTCTCGGGGATGAAGCCCAGCACGTTATCACGAAATATGCTCATGTCGTTTCACCTCTTTATTTGATTTACGGTTAGGCATTGACGGTAATATCGTCAGAGCCAGCCGCCACGACAAATCCGAACTTGTCCACGGAAACTACCGTGATATAGGTTCCCGTGGTGGCAGTAATTTCATCCAGCGGGAACGTTGCCGTAGTCCAAGTGTTATCCAGCGGCATGCCGTAGAAGGCAACCGGAGCAGTGGCGGCAATCTTATAGGCGTAGGTCTCGCCAGTCTTGGGAGTATATCCTGAAACCGCAACATCGGTCTTACCGCTGCCCGTTCCAGCCGTTGAGGTCACGGTAATAGCAGACAGCGTGCCGCCATTAAAATCCGGACGGGAAATCGCAGGTTCCGCCGAATCAAACTTGATGCCGGCCAGCGCGGTCTTTGCAGCAGACTCAGCCGCAACCGGCAGGCGGTCGCCGTAGACAACGCCAGCGGTCACGATGCTGCCGGGCATGTCGCCGGTGGACACGTCGATGTTCTCATACAGGATGCCGACAGCGGTGCCGTCGTTCGCGGGAATGATCGCGCCAGCGGGAACGTACTTGCTGCCGTCCGCGCGGGTCACGACTGCCGCGTGGTTTGCCTTGATCGTAGCAGTAACGCGGGTGCAGTTCTCGTCATCGACGAGGAAGTAGCCCGCCTCCCAGCCCTTGCCGGAGAATTCAGGGGACTGAATGAAGCTCATGTTTTTTCACCTCGTTTTATTCGTTGTGGCCCTCCGGGGCCTTGCCATAGCGGCGCTCGTAGAAAGCCTTGGCTAGTTCCTTGGCGCGGCTGTTCGCGCCGTCGCCGGTGTCCTTGGGCGGGTTCTCCACCTTTGCGCCGTCTGTGCGGGTACTGACCTTGAAGTCAGACCAGTCGTGCTCGATCGCCTTTTTCAGGTCATCGGCCTTTTCCAGCTTGCCGTCTGCGTCCAGCTTCATGCCGTCGAACACGGTCGCGCGGATGATCGTGTCAAGGCGCTTCGTGTCGATGCCGGAATCCTCCAGCAGCTTGCGGTATGCAGACTTCACGCTGTTCAGCTGCGCCTTTGCCTCCGTGTCGGCCTTGTATGCATCAAAGTCCTCTTTGATCTTGTTGTACTTGGCCTCCCACTTGCCGGCGGTCGTCGCGTTGTCCTCGGCGGTCTGCTTTTCGCCCTTCAGCGTCTCGATTTCGTCCAGCTTGGCGTTGTAGCGGTCTTTTGCTACAAACTCCCGGCCGACTGCGGAGGAAATCGCGGAGGCTACCTTGGCGATGTTTGCGGCGCTGATGCTGCCATCCTCGCCCGCGTGCTTTGTGATGATCTGTTCAAAGTCAATAGCCATGTTGTGTTCATCCTTTCGCTGTTACGGGTGCTACCCTTGATGATAGATAAAGCCGACATCGGCATTTCTGCGGGTGTCGGCTTTGAGATATAAAAACAGCACCGGCTTTCGCGGGTGCTGAGTTTACCGTTTCAGTTCATTCTCGAATATGTACTCATATTCGTCCTTGTGGTTCACGATCGCCGGGCGCAGGTACGGGCGCGCCGTCACGAAGCCTCCGTGCAGCCCTTGGCCGCGCTCGGCGTTGTTCTCCATCCACTCGGGCGGCGGCGTGTAGTGCGGCCCCGTGCCCAGCTCCACATATGGCGCGTATTGCACGTTCGTGCCCACCAGCACCGTGTCGCCGTCAACGCGGTGCGTCAGGCTGTTCTTCAGGTTGCCAGTGTCCACCGGCGCAAGGTCTGCCGCGTAGGCCGCCGCTTTTGTGCCGATGATCTCAAGCGCGCGCTGCTTTGCCAGCTCGAGCGCGTGTCGAACCGCGTCGCTGTTGTCGGTGATGTTGAAATCGTCTGCCATTGGTTGCCTCCTCTGTCTGTAGATTCCAAACCGGCTTTATCGGCTCAGCAGCAAATAACCGATGATGCCTCCGAGCAGCGCGCAAATGAGCAAATGAGGCAACGTGTAGCGGTCTTTCAGGTAGTCCATGATACGGTTATTGCACTTCTTGGTGGAGCTGTCGGTTATGTTGAAATCGTCAGACATTATCTCCTCCTTTGATACGGGAATTTTATTTTTCCACCACTTGCTCTTGTTAATAGACTCCCGTATTCCATCGCAATCTCGGATGGGTTTTCATATAATACGCATTGTGTGAAGCATTCGGCCATCATTTCATTCATATTTTCTGATGCGTATATCGAAAGTTGTTTCTTTATTTCATCTTTATTATCTCTCCATAGCGTTAAAACTTGTCCGGTCACATCATCAACGCCATCCGTATACTGACTACGTGATATATAGTCTTGCATTATATGACCATATTCGTGAACTGCTGTTGTTTCTGGTGATAAGCCTCCTACAAACATACTACCACTCTTTTTCCCGTTAAGGTCAAAATTTGCGGGCGACGTTGACGGCCTTATTCCGATAACATATCCATCTTGCGTATGCCATAATTGGCCCTTAACTCCCATATCTTCCATATGAGTAGTTAATTGTTTTTGCCTTTCGGATAGCCTATTCACCATTTGTTCATAATTACCAACCGCTAACCGTTCACCACTTGGTAATGGATACTGTTCCATCATTATAGCAAGCGTATGGTCATATCTTTTTGCAGATTCCGTTTCATTTCGTTGCAGCACCCACGTTGAATCATCCATAAATCTTTCGTCGCCATTACTATTATTTTTGGCTTTGGCGTACTCATCATAAGACGAGTATTCGCTGGGCCATGGTGCAAGCTCTTGCAAAAATGATTCTGCTATTTGCGTATAATCGTCATTTGTCTCAGGTTGCTTTTGTTTCTCGCCCTTGCCCTGCTTCATCGCTTTCCATTCATTATACGACACGTTCCCCACGACTTCGCCCGTCTCATTGTCCCGGCGCACGTCGCCGAAATCGTACTCCGGGTAATAGCCGTCCATGCGGCAGCGGCAGTTGTACACGTTTCCCGCCGCGCCGGTGGGATCGCCGGGGAACATCAGCTTGCCAAGGCTGTTCGTGAACGGTTCCTCAAGCTCTTTGATCTGGCCGTCCAGCTCGCCGTGTGCGTCGCGGGTGCGCGCGTCGAACGTCGCGTGCCAGCGCTTCTTCACGTCGATGCCTAGCGCCTTTTGCTGCATCAGCCCTTCCAGCCGTCCGCCGTTCTGAGCCGACACCATCGCGGTACGCGCGTTGCGCACCATGGCGTTCTTCGTCTGCTCGCCGGTCGTCTCGCCGATGCGCTTTGCAATCGCCGGGATGCCCTCGCCCAGTATGATGCCCTGTGTGACCGCGTTGTTGATCAGCGTGTTATACCACGAGAATGCCTTGGGCTTGTTCACGCCCTTCTTCAGAAGCGCCGGACGGTCTTTGATCAGCCGCGCAACCGCCTGCTCGTTGTACAGGTTGAATCCGCTGTCGATGCGCGCGCCGTGGTCGAGCTGGTAGCCAACATAATTCGCGTTCTCAGTGAATACGCCCAGCTTGCCCTTGTCGATGACGTTCAGCGCCGCGTTATCCGCGTTGTATAGCACCTGTTGGATGGATTCCTTCTTTGCTTTCCACTGCTCGCCCTGGAACACCTGACCGCGCATCCACGCTTCGTAATCCGCCTGTGTGATCTTGCCGTCCTTTACCATCTGGCGGTATTTCTCGGCGCGCGCTGCGTGGCGCTTCTCGAACGTCTCCAGCTTCTTTGCAATGTCCTTTTGCGCCTGACGGTAAATCATCCTGATGCGGCCCTCGGCCCGGAGGACTTCAGTCCGCGTCTTTCGCGCGCCGTAATCGATCATAGGTTACACTTCCTCAGGCTGTTCCTCGGGGGATTCCTCCGTCTGCTCTGTCAGCCTGTCTGCCGTCTCAACGTCCCGGCGCGCCAGTATATCGTCGATCATGTCCGGCGAGATGTTGGGCAGCAGCTTCAGCACGGTTTCGTCGTCAAGGTAGCTCGCCTCCGCCATCACCATGTTCACCTGCTCCGTCTCGTTGGCAATGCGGTTGCGGTTGAACAGCGGCACGCCATCAAGCCCCATCAGCTTCAAGACCTGCTGCACGAACTCGATGATCTGGAACTCGAATGCATCTGCCTCTTCATCCTGTGCCTGATATGCTGCCATGATCTGGGTCGCGGTTATGTTGCCCGCGCGCACATCCTCGGGATTCAGCGCGCCGAAATCGCGGTAGATGCTTGACGCGATGCGGCTCAGATACGCCTCACGCGCCTCGTATGGCGGTTGCTGCGTGTATGGCGTTACGCTCGAATTGTCCGTGTCGGCGACAGCCACATGCGCAAGCCGGATGCGATCCATGAATTGCTGCACGTCTTCGTCGGACATGCCCATCGAATTGCCCAGAATCCAGTAAATCTGCGCACAATCCGTCAGGTCGTTGGCGAATCCGCTCTGGATCAGGTCGAAGCTGTCAATTGCCGCGCGCATGCCCACGAGCGTCGACTGGTGCTGTCGGTTTGCGTACAGCGGCACAATCGGCAGCGCGCCGTAATTCTCCTCGCCGATCACTTCGTCGCCGCCCGCCTCTGTGTGGGCGATCGTCTGCTTGTATGCCCGCTTTGGTTCGTATTCCTCCAGCGCCAGCCCGCTCTTGCCGCCCTTGCTGCGGAACTTCGTAAAGCCGTCTTCCTCGTACAACACCGCGTATACCGGCTTTTTGTTCCATTTCAGGCTCCAATAGCGGATGCCCGCACGCAGCGCGCCGTTCGTCTCATCCACGAGCGGCACGAACTCAGTCAGCGGAAAAACGTGCAGCCTGTCAACATTCCAGAAGCCGAAAGCTGTTCCGTGCTTCAGCGCGTTGTAAGCGCAGAAGAACAGATCGTTGTCGAACGCATTGCCCAGCCGGTCTTTCACGCCCTTTTCGTCAAACGTGACGCCGTTGCCAAGGCTGTATGTCAGCCGCTGCGTGTTCAACCGGTGGAAGAAATTGCTGGCGATGCGGTTGTTGCTCGCCGTGAAGTCCTCCATCGGCGCGCCCGCAAGGCTGTAAATGCGCTGCACCGTCTCCGTGATCGTGGTGTTGCGCTGCGCGTCGTATTCGTCTGCGATCTCCGCCAGCCGAAATTCTTTGCTGTTGCGGTGTTCCTCTATCGCATCTCGCAGAAACTGCAGCAGGCGGCCCTTCTCGACCGCCTGTTCAAAGTCCTGAAAAGTCTTCATGTCATCCTCCGAACGGCGAAACATACGCCTGTCCGCTGCGTCTGTCGTAGTATCTGCACACGCATGCCGCGCTGTCCGGCGCGTCGTCGTGCTCCGCGTCCTCGGTGTAGTCCATGATCTGGGCCAGATAGTCGCGGTCGGTGCCCTCAAGCCAAATGATGTTGTCCCACCATTTTCGCAGGAAGGTGGATATTTTCATGTACTTGTTTTCGTGCTCCGTGTACGTGCGCGCCTTGTAGCCCTTCGCCATGATCTCTTTGGCAAGGAACGACTTGTCCGCGTTCGTCTCGCACATAAGCGGGCCGCACCTCAGGCGCGCGCTGTCAGCGATGATCTTGTCCAGCACCGTGTCAACGTGCCCGTGCCACATGCGCCCGTACATGTATAGCTTGTCTCCGCGTCGCTTGCCGCACGTGAACGCCGTGTAGTCCTCGCCGCCATATGCCGCGTCGATATGCGCGATGCCGTCATGCAGCAGCGCTTCGTCCTTCGTGAACGTCGGCGGCGTGGTGAACAGCGCGTTCTCGGTAGCGATGTGGCGCAGCTCGTAGTTCGCCGCGAACAGAGATGGAGACATCGACTGGCGCAGCGCGTCAAGTTGCTTTTTGTCCAGCATGCCGGTGTGGTAGCAGTCCCACCGCTCCGGCTCCGGCATCAGCTCGAATGCGTCCTCCCTGTGCCAGGGCGTGCCGGTGTTGATGATCCTGCCGCCCTGGTTGCGCACGTTCTGCAGCTCCATGTAAATGGCTTTCGTGCGCTCGCGTTCTGCTCGGCTGATGCGGTCACGCAGGTTGATGATGTCATCGGTGATGATGATGTCCGCATGCTTGCCCGTCAGGCTGCCGCCGATGCCGATGCCCAGAAGCTGCGCGGCGCCCTTTGGCGCGTCATAGCTTGACAGCGTTATCTCGCTTGAAGTCGCGCGCGCAATGGATAATTGTCCGCCTGTCAGCGCTGCGTATATGTCGCCCATGATGTCCGTGCTCAAGATACGGCTTACGGCTTTGATGACCTCGCCCACGTCATTGTCCGTTTTACGCAGAAAAATGATGTTCTGACGCGGATGCCACATCATTAAAAGGCTGATCGCCACGCACAGGCAGGTCGTCTTGTAGCTGCCTCGATGGGCCTGCAGCGTCATGTCGTCATCTGCAGTCACCATCTTTTTTATCCATGCGCCGTGCAGGTCGGTAAAATCCTCATAGCCCAGCGCGCGGCCCAGTGCAGCGGGATGCGCGATAAACCATGCTGCTTTTTCCTGCGCTGTCACTCGCTATCATCCTTTAATGCCTCAAACGCGGAGTTCAGCGCGTCAAAGTTGCCTGTCGTTATGCTCACGTTTTCAGTCGGCTTTTCGCCTGCGTAACCGGCAACCAGATTCAGCGCCGACGGGTCGCCCTTTGCCATTTCGACGGACTGCTTGAAGATCGCCAGATGAGCGAATGTCACTTCTTTGACCTTGATCTTGAAGAAATCCGCAACCGGCTTCAGCTGCGCGTCTGGCAGCGGCGGATGCCCGTACAGCGCTTCCGACGCGATATTTTTCAGGCATTTTCGAACGGGAATGTTGGCGCGCCGCACGGCGTTTCCCTTCCGCCCGGCTTCAACCGCGCTTTCACGGGTAAAGCGTGTGCTTTTGCCGCGTTCCGCGATGTCCTTGTTACCTCTTGGCATTTGATCACCTTGTTACATCAACCAACTTGACGGGATCGCTCGCGTGCCGCTTGTGCGCTGACCGCGTCGGATCGTCGTATAATTGCCCTGCAGGCGCCTCGACAGCGCGCTGCTGAATCTCATGCGTCCTCTGCTGCCCGAAACCGAACCTGATGCCATATTTATCGCTCCTTGCTCGTTATCTGCCACGCTTCCTTGCCTTCAAGCCGATGATAGCGCGTTTTGTCTGCCGCATAGTTGATCGTGCCGAAACGCTCGGCGATGTTATCCATTATTTTTGCATTGAAGTCGTGCAGGTCGCGCGCGTCCACTTCGATCATGATTTGCTCGATGCTGTTTGAGCTGCGCATGTTTGCGCTGCCGTGTATCGTAATCGTATGACCGTGCACCGTCTCGATCGTAATGATCTTTGTGTGCCATGCTCCGAACGCGATCTGCACACGGTCGGTGCCGTCGTCCAGCTCGTCATACATGTACGGCACCAAATCATACTTGTAATGGCTGTAGAAATATCCGCTCAATACAAGCACAAGCTTTTCAAACTCGCTGCCCATCAACAGCATCACGTTTTTCAAGCTGTCGATATTTTCCTGATTGATCGACAGCGACGCAACATACAAGCGCTTTATGCCAACGCGCCGCTTCGTTACCAGCGCTTCCAGTATGTCGCCGAAGATGAAATTGCCGCTCACCCACGCAAATGTCCGCGTATGCGGTTCAAGGCTGATCTGCTTTGCAAATGCCTTGGCATTGTCGAACATCACTGTGTGCAGAATTTCGTCTTTATCAATGCGCGGCTGCAGAATGCGTTCCTGTGGCTTTGGCGCTTCTCCTATATGTTCTGTCAGCTTGTCGATGATTTCAAAGTCTGACAGGTCGAAGTCCAGGTCGAAGTCGATGTTGAATATGGTGGATTGATCGTCAGTTTGGTTTGCATTGATTTTCTGCTGAAACGGTGTCCCTTCCGGCAGCGGCACGCCGTTTACCGGGGACACAGGGCGTTCGTTGTCGGGCATGTGGGTCACTCCTTATTCGTTCAACAGTATCGCCTTTTCGCCGGTCAGCTTTTCCCAGCGGGCGATGATGACGTCGACGTATTTGGGTTCAAGTTCCATGATTCGGCAGGCCCTGCCTGTTTGTTCGCAAGCTATTAGAGTTGTGCCAGAACCACCGAAAGGCTCGATAACTGTATCGCCATTCTTCGACATCGCCTTAATGTATTCTGCGGGCAAACCGACCGGAAATGTCGCCGGATGTAATTGTCTTACTGCATTGTTCAGTTCTGGGTGCAAATGCAATACTGACTCCATTTGCTTATACGGTTGCGAAGTATCACCGCAAGAATGATACTCCATACTTCCGTCCTTATTTCGTTTGGTTTTTGGCTTTGTGTACTCTTTAATCGACTCTGGTTTCTTTTCCATTGTCAGATTTATCTCGAAAAACTTGGTTCCATACACAAAGACAAATTCATGGCATAGCGGGAAAAATGCTTTTGCTTGCCCAATATTCCCGCTCATACCTTTGTCCCAAACATTCCACGCCAGCAGTTTATACCCAACTTCTCTTGCAGTCTTGGTATACTCGTTCCAATACTCATTTATATCATCGTGTTTCCTCTGTATCCCAAGATTCACACACTGATAATCAACATATGGACGGTATACGGCGATAAAGCACGCCAAGTTGTCAACGCTCAAATCTTTCCCGCCTTCGTATTCTCTCATGTCAGAATACGGAGGTGATGTAAACAGCATAGTCGCGCGTTCGCCGTCCATCAGTGCCGCCACATTGTCCTCATCCGTGGAACTTCCGCACATCAGCCGATGCCGCCCCAGCTTGTAAATGTCGCCGAGTTTCGCCTTCGCCTCCACTGGTCCATCCGGGTCGAAGTCGTCCTCGGCGGCGGTGGTCGTATCAGATACCCCCACCGGTATATCATCGAAGCCGAAGTCGGACATATCGAAGTCCAGGGCGAGGTCGACCAGCTCGGCGTCGAGCAGCCCGAAGTCCCATTCGCTCTCGTTGGTCTTGTTGTCCGCGAGGCGCAGGGCCTTAATCTGTGCCTTTGTCAGGTCGTCGGCGCGGACGACGGGCACGGCGTCCAACCCCAGCTTTTTCGCCGCCAGCAGACGCCCGTGACCGATGACGACGACGTTATCGGCATCAACAACGATGGGCTGGCGAAAGCCGAACTCGCGGATGCTGTTGGCGATGTGCTCCACCTGATCGTCGGGGTGCTTCTTCGCGTTCTTCTTGTACGGCTTCAGTTCATCCGGGCGAAGATATACGATGTCCATCTCCATGCTCTGCCTCCTGTAGCGTCGCATAATAAAAGGCGGTTGGCGTGTCCCGCGCGCCATTAACCGCCGTGATCCTGCGCTCTTGTGCACTTACTACCCGCGCAGGTGGATAGATGATGATAGCCCGCCTTTGATCGCTCTGGCTGGTGCTCGGTAGACGATGCTCCGGCTGGTGCTCAGTAACGACAGGCGGGCGCCCACGGGTTGAAAGGAAGGTTGAAAGTCCCGTGCGGCTTGGCTTATAGCCTGTGAAAGAGAGGGAGAATGCCATGAAGCCTGTCGGCTTGTGGTCTCATACATCCGGCGTCCCCACCAACGCAGGAGGCCGCGCGGCGATGAAGGAACCGCGCTGTATAGTCCCGCGCCCGATCGTCGGGCACCCTTCCTGTGATAACTCCCGGTTGCCCGGTTGTCCACATAAGCACTATAGCATAAAACAACTGCACCGCAATGGACAAAATTATCGATTTCCGAAATTATGTTCCTTCACTTCGGGCGGCATCCCATCCCCGTAGTACCTTTTTGCTTTGCGCTCGACAATATAGTCGTGGTCGTTTATGATGCAGATTATACCCGCGTGCTCGCAACCAATTTCTTTTAGCCTTTGCTCGATCATCTCATAGGTTATTGCCCCTGGCATTGACGGAAGAACGCTTCGAGGATAAACCATGTAATTGTACATGTTGAAAAGGTTCAGACCTTTGTTGGAATAGAGATCGCTTTTGCTTGATTTGATCTCAAAGTTATACCAGCTCCCGCCATGGCCCTTTCCCGGCATATACACGTGTGCTGACAGGTCAACTCTGCCGTGCCCGCCGTTTTTATATCTGCATGTCGCCTGATATTCAAACTTGATTCGAACATCCTTATACCCATCATACCATTTCATCGGCTGCGTCATCAGAATGTGGGCCACATCCATCTCATAAAAGCTTGCCACCTATTACATCCCCCTCGCTTTCATATCGTGCAGAATCCAGAAGAATTTTCTGCGAATCAGGTAAAACGACTTTTCGTTCTTCGGCGGCCTTGTATATGGATTTGCATACACCGCCTGAACGCCGCATCTTGTAGTAACGGCTTTAAGCAGCGCAGGATACATGCCCTGTCCCTCATCCTTACATGCCAGCTGCGCTGCCTGCTCGATCATGCGCACGTCCTTCAGCATTCGCTCGCGCCGTTCTGCCGTCATTGCCGTCGGGTCAGACGTATGCCCGCTGCCGTGCGGCATGAATGTGCCGTATTCGCGCCCGTTCCTGTGATACGTTTCTGGCGTCGGCGTCGACAGCTTCAGCGTCAGCAGAGCGTCCGCCTCGCGTCGTTTGCGATCATACTGCAGGCAAAAATACGTCAGCTCCTTGTACTCCTCCCACGATATGCCCCAATCCGTAAGCTTCAGCGGACGCTTGCTTGCCATGTGTATCACCTCCCCATCGTGTATCGCGCGTAATGCGTCCTGTCCCCGTGCCGGTTCCTTCCTTCAACCATCTCCCGGCGGATGTCGTGCCCGTCGCGCTTCAAATCCCATATCCGCGCGCCCAGACGCATACAGCCGTAGTGCTGCAATGCCTCAAGCGCCGTAATGCTGCCGTGATCCTCCAGATGCTTCAATATGCACTGTGTCTGCGTCATGCCATCCTCCGTTTCATCAACGTGTCCAGTCCGCGCGTCGCTTCCTCAAGCTCGCCGTGAAGCGCCTGCCCGCGCAGCGTCAGCATTTCCTGCCGCGTCAGGTATTTGTCGCAGCTTTTCAGAATGCGCAGGTAATCATGTGCCAGCGCGAACGCTCCCGGCGCGATCTTTTCGCGCTTCTGCCTGTCCCGCATCATCTCATCAGCCACCTCGCCAGCGCGTACACCCAGCCCACGCAGGACGCGAGCACGAGCGTACAGAACGCCAGCGTAATCAGGATTTTGACCAGTCGAATCATGTGCCCTCCTTCGCTTCCTGCCTGACCTGTTCGAGCATCCTCAGAAACATTGCCGTCTCCATAAAGCCGCCAATTGCCCCGCCACGATTCAGCGTGTCATACATCTCAACAAACTCATCGCCGTAGGCTTTTCGACAGCGTTCACGCAAATCGTCTTTCATGCGCCCTCCTTCGGCTCAATGCCCAGCTTCTGCGCGTCGTCGGCAGGAATGGTCCTATGCATTAGATTTGGGACGCAACCGACATGCATATATGCCGATGAAAGATCATCCCACTTGTCGGGCAGCATTCCTCTGCTGACAAACCACTCACCCCAAGTTGGATAAACCGGCTCCGGGTTCTCTGCGGCCCAAGCCATGACGTGTTTTTCAATCTGTTCTGCGTATTGAGCATTGTCCTTTGCGTAACTGTTGCAAGAACCATTAATTTCAAACGGGCAACCGTCACAGTCATCATTATGGTTTTCGGTATATCCCTTGCAGTAACGGCCCCACTGCCGCATCACTTCATGAAACTCTGCCATCTTGCGCCTCCTACCCAATCATCTTTCTGCGCATGTCTTTCATAATCGATAGCGCCATATTTGCCTGATTATGTACTATGCACACATCATCCGCAAAGCACTTCCCGTCAAGTGCTTCTGTTTGATCAACCGGCGAATCTGCAAACAACTGCATAGAGGTATCAGACATCATAACCAGCAGTTCGGCAAGCATATTCTTTGTTTCCTGTAGCGTACCCTTGAATGATTCTTCTTTCGGCATACACGGGCGCTGCATCTCGGTTGCATAATTAGTATTCTCGTACATCATCTCGCCTCCTGTTCGTCCATCCAAACCGTAATAATTCGCTCAATAATGGGCCACCATTCATTGATAGTTCCAACTTCATCTTGCCATTCCCGCAGCCACTCCACCGGGATAGCTTCGATGGTGGAGGCATTGTCTATGTCGGTCAAACAGTCCTCACGCATTGTCACCTTACCATAGTGTTCATCCATGCTCAGACATACCGACATGGACGTGACATGAGATTCAATCGCTTCTTTCAGCGCGTCAGCGTCAATCAGTCTCACGTTCTCGCCTCCTGTTTATGTTTCCAGCGCACGACAGCCCCGTACACAAAGTCTCCCCTGTTCGCAATATCCATAAGCCACTCCACCGGAATAGCTTCAACGGTCTCAGGCTGTACCCCATCAAAGAACTTATCGAATACCTCCGCGACGGTCATCTGCATCTCGTACTTCACGCCGCCCTTGCTTTCGTCGATGATCGGCACAAAGATTGTCTGGTCAATGTCTATCAGGCGCATCAAAATATCCCCCATCCGTGCTTTCCGAATCTCAGCCGCATCAGCAGCCGCTTGCGTATCGGCCCTTTTGCCCGCCAGCCGTACAAGAGCATCATGCGCATTCGACGGCTTATCTTTAGCTCTCCCGTAAACGTCGCTCCGCCGTCAAACCAATCAAACGCGATTGTGTTGTCCTGCAGACTGTCATCCTCCGTGATCGTCGCGTCCTCAATTATCGACACCGGGCCAATCGGCTCACCGTTGGCGAAAAAGTAGACGCCATCAAATGTCAATCGCCCTGTCGGCATTTACTCCCCTCCGTTCACCCAGAAAACAGTATCCGTCCGGGCTTGTCTTGCACTCTCCATCGCCCCACTTGTGACACGTTGGAACATCACTTACAAGTATCGGCACTTTCCCAAAGTCCGCCCAATGATCTTTGACTTCAAAATACTTGCAGTCCCGGCAGCGGATGACGTTCACGCGGTCGCTGGTGTACTCAGCGTTAGTCATGCATCCACTTCCCCCTTTGCCTTTGCAATAGCCTTGGCGATGAATTGTTCCATCTCTGCCGCCGCTCGTGATTTCTGAAACGTCTTGCACTTCTGATACCGCTGCCGCCCTTCCCACAGCGTCATGATGCTGGCATCTGACAAGGCAACGTCCTTTGCATGGCATTTGCCGTCATCGCCGTTAAACTCGCAGTCTATGGCGGCACAAAATATCTTAGGCATTGTCATCCCTCCGTTCACCGTCCATCTTCGCGCCGCACGATTCACAATACCGCGGCAGTTTGACTTTGCTGGCATAACGTAATGCTACTGACTCCGCAATTTCTGACTGCACGTCCGGGAAGAATCCTCCCCATACACCGTACTTCACGAAACCGCAGCATGAGCAGACGACATCTACTTGCCATCTGTACGCATTATGCTCTGTTGCCAGAAATTCCCACTTTCCATGCGCCACAGGCACAGCGTCCACGGTGGGCAAGCAGTTTATTTCGCCTACGATATAGCTTGTGTGATAATACTCTGGCGGCTTACCCATAAAGGCTTTCATCGCCGCCGCCCTTGAAATCAGATCACTCATCGCTCGCCCTCCTGTTCCATTCTTCAATAGCGTATCTCAACGCTCTTTCCCATTGCGCCTTGCCTTCTTCAACTTTGAGATGTGGCTTTCGCAAAAACGGCTTGCACTGGATAGTACACCACGCGCCAAAGCCAGAATACTCATAACTAAAATCCCTTTTGACTTTGGGAGGTTTGCCGCATATCGGGCACGGTTTCAGTTCCACGGTGTCGCCCTCCTAACTTCATCTGACGGGCGGGTTGACCAGCAGCGCCACGCCAATCCGTAGAATCTATTTGCCATATATCCATGATTGATAGGTTCACCCAGCAGATACGGGCTTATTATTTCCGTGTATTCTTCGTCCCGTCTCACAAATGCCGCAACTGCATTGTATGTTGGTTGTTCAAACCATACACACCCATCCTGATTGTTGTGCTGTTTGACTTCTTCCAGCGTCATCACGCGCGGCTCCTGCGCTTTCAATGCATTAACCACTTGTTCCAAAGTGTAATTGTGTGTTATGTCATACCAACACCCAATGTCGCTATCTGGCTTCGGCGCATCCAACGCTTCCGGCTCCTGCGCTTTCAGCATCTCCATCGCGTCCGCGCAGCCCTTCGCGCACTCGTACAGCTTGCACGCTCCTTCGCTGCCCGGCGTTGCCATCTGTGCCCGCGCTTCAAAGAAGCTCCGCGCAAACTCCAGCGCGTCCAGCGTCCTTGTCAGGTCACTCATCCTTTTCACCCCATGGAAATTCCTGTACAAAGTCGTCGCCCATCAACTCGCGCAAGCTCTCTTTCATAAATATCGGCCTGCCGGAGTATTCACACTCCATGAGGATGTCGGCTATCCAACCACGCTGTGGATATACCATGCCCTTGCGATTGCCGGTCTCTGCTCCGATGATTACCCAGTCTGCGGGGACATGTGTGCAGAAGCCGGGATTCATGGGTTCCAAAATCGGCTCAATGCTGACGAACAGGTTTTTGACTTCACATTCTTCTGCATGTTTGAACTCCCAAAGCATATCTTGCCTTGTGGCGGAATATCCATACCAATGCTGCATCGGTAACATTCCTTTTTTTGCCAGATCATTGTATCGCTTCGGGTTTTTTGTCAGGAATAGGTAACGGTGCTGCGGAGCATTACGGCAGGCTTTAAACACTTCCTGTATCCACTCGTCAGGCACCCAATCTCCAAACAAGTCTGACATACTGCATACAAAAATCGTGCGCGGCTTCTTCCAGTGCTGCGGCTCATCCAGCTTGTAGCGGTGAAAGGTCGGCGTAAAGTCGAACGGATATGGCTGAATCCTTCCTGCGCTGATTCCAGCTATACGCATATACTCATAGGTGTCTGTGCAGCGCACCGGCTTATCCAATACCGGCAAATCGGTGAATATCGGCTGCTGATGCGAACCGAACCGCGTCGCTATCCTTCGCGCATAGCAATATTCGCACCCATGCAGGCAGCCTGTGACCGGGTTCCATGTGCTATCGCACCAATCAATCTTCGTCTTTGTGCTCATCCTCATCCTCCTCCCACACCGTCAGCCTGATCGTCACTCCCACGACCGCCCCGGCCATGCAGCCAAGGGCGAACAGCAGGATTCCTGTCCAGATGGTCATATCGTCGCCTCCCTGTGCAGACTGCGGTCCGCCTCAAATCCGTCAGGATAGCGCCTGCGCAGCTTGTCGATGTTGTGTTCCGCTATTTCCTCCATATGCCAACCCATAGCTGCCGCCGCTTCTGCGATATACCACATAACGTCCGAAAGTTCATCGAACAGCTTGTCGCCAATCTCGCGCCCGTCCTGATAAAGCCCCTTCTTGACCAAATCGCAGCACTCGCCAGTCTCGCCAGCCAGCCCGAGCATTGCGTTCAGCAGGTGTTCCTCCTTGGTCAACGCCGGATTGCTCGTCCTCTGCGCCAATTCCTGATACTCATTCAGGCCCATTATATTTCCTCCCTCGCCAGCTCCGTCACGACCTCGCACAGCCTGTCGGCGATCTTCCGCGCGCGGTCTGTGTCCACGATGTCCCGCACATAGCTCACGTCCAGGATGTCGCACGTCAGGCGGCGTATCTTGTCCCATGCGTCCCAGCCCTTGAACTTCGGCATGGCTTCTATCATCGGCCCGTTGCACGGCATCACGCCGCCATGCGGTCGCCGGTCGCCGTTGCACCACTTGTCCAGCACGGGTTGCAGGCACTTTGTGCTCTTGTCGCGCACTGTCTTGGCATTCATTTCCTCCCGAAGCTCCTGCATCAGCTCGGCCTTCAGCGCGGCGCGCTCCTGCTCTGTCATGCTCATGCTCCCTTCTCCGTTACCGCGTCCTCGGTCACGTCGTCTGAAAAGTGGATCTCAAGCCCAATTGCGTCGTACACTTCCCGTATCGCGTCCTGCGATGTCAGTGCGAAGCACAGCTTGTCGTACACCAGATTCAGCACTCTTGAGCAGCGCTTGCGCCCGAAGCCGTGCAGCTCGTGCATCGCCATGCAGATCGCCGCAAAGCACGTCCGCACCGTCTCGCTCTTGCCGTCCTTCACGCCCTTCAGATACGCCTCATCCTCGCATCTCTTCAAGTCCTCGATCGTGATGCCGTTACGGCTGATGCGCTCGAACGCCTCGTTGTCACGCATCCGCTGGGCGCGCTGCTCCGGCGTCATCCGCCAGAATGCGTCAATTGCCTGCTGCCGCTTTTCCTTTTCCCGCTCGCGCTCGCCCATCCGGCGCATCTCCCGCGCCGACAGCGTGTTGCGCCTGAACTTCGTCTTGCTCACCGCTTCGGCCTCCTCCCGCAGCTTTGCATCTCGTGGCAGAATCCGTGATACTCGCAGGCGGGCACCAGCAGCCCGTCCAGCTCCGGCATTTTCTTCAATGCCTCATTGCACATCATCTGCACCGCCGTGCGCGTCTTCTCGCTTGCCAGACTGCACAGGCGTTTGTTCGCGATGGTCATCAGTTCTTCCGCGTTGCAGTACAGGATCATGCTCACCGGCGTGTTCCTCGGGGCCGTGTCGCCGTCAAGCTTGCTCTGCCTGTCATTCCGCAGACTGCT